GTAGTAAATTGTAGAGTGCCTGAGCCGTTAGTAGTCATAAACTGGCCGGCAGTGCCGGCAGTTGTTGGTAAGGTAAATGACGTTGTGCCACTTAGCCTCTGTATTTCATCAACTACGATTTTTGACATATCGGAGCCCCTTATAGTGTAGGCTCAACTGGCCATGCGATATCTAGTGGAAATCCTGATTGATTGGTAATGTCGCGCAAAGCCTGCTTATATGTAGTAATTGCAGTTTTTTGAGCAGTTGTAAAGTTTTCCCAGCGATCTAGTTGAGTAAACTTATCGGCTTCGGTTAGTAACCGGTCTCTTTTAAATCTTGCAGCATTACCTGCAGCATTTGTTCGTAATTGAGTTAATTCTTGATCTACTTCAGCTTGAGTAGCTACACGAATTACACCATTATCACTGATTAGGCGCCCTGCACCCATCAAGCTGTCGTCACAGCTAATCCAATCGCTGGATTGTTCGCCATCAGGTAAAATTCCTACAGCTACTGCAACTCTGTTGTTTGCGTCTAATTTAACGTACATATTATCTATCTCCGTAGTTTGTTGCGGTTTGGGTCCAAAGTGCTGAGCCTGCTGCTCCCGTATGTGGAAGATTAAACCTGGTTTGGTAAAGGGAACTCAACATTCGTAAATCACAACGTATGTTGCTATTTGTAAATGTGGTTGGTAAGCCATCAAAATAATTGCAATCTTGGAACCTGTAAGTTGTCATATATCTATCAGTACTTGTTAGACATACTAGCACAGTGGTATTAGCTGGTACGCTTACGCTACCAGTTAGCCTGGTTTTAGTAGTGCTAGTATTAGTTTGGGCTATTGCTGTACCGGTTACTGAAGTTACTGTACTGTATGTAGAAGTGTTAGGGGTTAGTACAAACAAACAGCTTCCTTCTGTGCCATTCTCCCAGTAGTCACTAACATATCCGGATAAAGTAACTGAAATGGCTGATCCGCTATGATTACGAATAGGCATTATTCTAAATGTGTGCCCAGCCTGCCCCGTAGTATTATCCCAGTGTTTAAAGTCTCTGTCGTATCCAAGTCTATTACCAGCAGAAAATTCTAACTGTCGACCCAGCTCAGATTCAGAGTCTCCACCTATAAAGTTATTGGTAGTACCATTGGCTCCGAACCCATCACCTAGTGCCATGTTTATAAACTGAATAAGATTGTTATCAGTGTGAGCATCTCGGTTTGTATACGTCGTCCAGGGACCTGAACTACCCCACTCGCCTGTAGAATAAACGTTTTGTCGATCTGTGTGTGTTACAACGCTTCCAACAATTCTATTTGCGTTGGTTAGATCTGGTCCAAAAGAACCTGGTGGAGGAGCTGCTGGAAAAGTTTGGGCAGCTCCAAAACTCATCTGACCGGTACCATTTGTAGTAACATAACTCCCTGCTGCACCATCTGCTAGCGGGAATAAAAGACCGGAGCTACCCGGTCTTTGAATAGTATCAACTATTAATTTTGCCATATATTGTTTTCCTTGTTAGGCGAATAATGCAAAACCGCTTGGATTCATGCAAATATGATAAGCCCCATTGTTAATGGTGTACGTTGTAGTTGCACCAGTAATATTAAGAGTATCCATAGTAAATACCATTCTGTTAGCCGCTAAAGTACTGTTTGCTGAAATAGTGTTTCTGAAAGGAATTTCTGAAACACTTACTCCTGCAACGGCAGTATCTGTATACTGATTGGCTAATGCTCGTGCATTATCTGTATATGTTTTTACAGCTTGTTCGGTAGGTACTGCAGTATTTGAATTACCACTTAACGTACCGTCAGAGGAAAACTCGTTGATTGTTTCGCCAAGTTGTGCACCAATCGAACCTAGTTTAAGACTAGTAAGACCGGCAAGGTCGAAAGCACTAGCATTAAGTGTTGCTCGTCCGGTTGCCTGATCAATACGGAAATACTCTCCAACACGGAAATTACCATCCTGGTCAGTACTTACATAGAACACACGCCCTGGGAATGCTTCATCTGTTTCATTGCCCTGAGCTGGCGGCTGTGTTGGTTCGCCTGGGTAATTTGTAGTAGCTACACCACCTGTGCCAATTGCTAAAAAGTCATGGCCAGTTAGTCGAATTTGCGAATACTTGTAACGTATTGTAACACCAGCACCACTTGCACTTCCAGTGGGTTTTTCTTGTGCTAAAACTACAACTATTCTGCTACTAGGATCGACATAAGTACCTGTAACACTTTGAATTACATAACTAAAGGTATCTCCGGCTATGCTAATAGAAGCGCCTGGTTTTGGCATTTGTTGCAAGCCTGTTAATACAAGTATAAAACCTTTTTGGTTTTCTAATGCACCTGCACTTACTGTGCCAGTTCCACCACTGGAAAATGTCAGTGTATTGCCTTGAGCAAAAGTTCCTGTTACGCTGGTCAAATATACCTTATTGGCAGTAATTTGAGCATTGGTAACTACACCGGTAGCTCCTGAACTACTTGTTACAGTATCTCCAACATTAATGTTGCCACCACCATACAAGAAGTTTAATTGTTGGCCTACAATAGTTCCGGTTACAGGAGCTTCGCCTGCATCAAAGCCGCGAGAGGTAGCCCCCCAAGTACCGTAGCTGTTGTTACCGTTTAGGGCGCGAATAAATCCGCCACCTGAAGCAGTATATCCAAAATAGCAGTAGTATGTAAAACAACTTACAATCTCTGCTTTACCACCGTCTTTTACCCAATAGCCGATACCATTATCACTAATAACAGTGTAGCCATGGAAAATCATGGTTTTAGCACCAGTGTTATGAACTGAGCCGTCAATTAAGGCACCAATTAATCCAGTACCAATAGCTGAACACTCAAGAACATAAGGCGACTTATGTGTAACCGGGCTTGCAGGGTTTAAGCGGGCTACAACACCACGAATAGTACTAGTAGTAACATCGCTGGCGGTAGTACCAGGAACCCACCCAGTCATGCCTTTAAAGGACATCTTGTTTAAGATTGACCCGTCGCTCATCAAGAACATTGTTGCCTGTGCGTTTGGTGTAATGCCGTCGTCACTTAGTCCAGTTTTAGGTCTAATAATAACTGTACGCTGGTTATCTCCAACAATAGCTGTATTACTGGGGATCGTAATAGGTAGCTGTTCTAAGTATGTGCCTGTTTTAACAAAGATTGTAGCATTAGGTCCGCACTGCTGTGTAGCATATTTAATACTTGCAAAAGGTGTTGAGAGATTTTTACCATACTGTGGCGCATCTACACCGTGTGGAGCTACCCAGAAAGTTTTCTCGCTTTGCGTAGCACCAATCCAGTCTAGAGCAGCACCGTCGCCAGTAACTGTTAAGCTTTGGCCAGCATCACCTGATTGGATTGCTGGTAATACATCTGCACCGCCAGTTACAAATACTACCCAGTCACCTGAATTTTTATCAGCAGAAAAATCAGTACCACTTACATGCTCTTGTGTGGCAATATTGGCACTGCCTACAGCATCCTTGACAATATCGTCTTTTAAGTATAACGTATTAGGGGCCCAGTTGCCTCTCCAGCGAACGCCACTGTTAAACTTTTGCCATTTTCCAGATGCTAAATCAGTTTCAAAAACTGTAGAAGCGTGTGGAACCAAAACAATAAAACTATTACCGCCATAAACTACAACATCATCAATTTCATATTGTGTGCTGGTAGTCCAGTTACCACGATTTTTAAAACCGTATACAATCTTGTTCCAGGTTTGAGTAACTGTTGGGTTTATGTTTTGATTGTCGCTTAATGCCTGGAATAAGCTTCCGCCGTAAGTAACGACTTCATTGATTTTATAGGCTGTAGAGCTTGACCAGTTACCTTTATGGCTAAAACCTTGGCTAAGTAATTCCCAGGTTCCAGCATTAGTTGGTAAAGTTGCTGACTGCTCTTGACGACTACGGTATGTGTTTGAACCGTATATAACTATGTCGTTTTGGTAGTATGTAGTAGCAGGATTAAATACACCTTGATACTTACTGCCACTTATTAGCAATTCCCAGTTAGCTAATACTGTTGGAATATTGCCAGTTGTGTTTGTTTTAGCGCGATAGATATTAGGTCCGTAGGCAGCCAAGTCGCCTGGAACATATGCAGTACCTGCATTATAAACACCTTTGGCACTAATACCCTCTACAAATTTATCCCAGAAGGCTGTTTGCGTAGGATCGTTAGCAGTTGTATCTTGTTTAGCAATATAAACACTGCCACCGTATACAACTACGTCATTGCGTTGGTAAACACCTGTTGGTGAATATGTACCTTCATACTGAATACCGTCTGCAAACTGGGACCAGTAAGTGGTATTTGGAGGAGTTTGATTTGTTGAATCAAGTACGGCAACATAGATCTTACCGCCGTGTGCAACACCGTCGCCAACCTTGTAGGCTACAGCAGTGCTAAATACGCCCTTAAATTTGAAACCTTCTACCATTAGTGCCCAATAGGCAGTATTAGTAGGTAAGTTACCAGAAGTTTTTAGTGCATAAGTGTAAACATACACATTACCACCATACTTAACGATATCATTAGATTCGTAAGTTGTTGAACTGTTCCACTCACCAGCAAAGTGGAAGCGTAATTTTCCTAGATCAATTAGTTGACTCATATTATATTAGCCTCATATGTAAGTGTCCTTTATTACCCCACTCAAACTGAATAGTATCTTTAGTCCAAACCCATTGTTTGTAATCATACTTATCAATTATGCCGTCTTGCGGTAGCGAGACTGGAGTATCTCCGTCTAAAATTTCAATATTTAGGTTGCCCGTGTCTGGGTCTAGACGGAACCCATAAAACACTTTGTCAGCTAAATCTGTTCCGGTATAAAATCCGCCCATTATGCAACTCCTTGTAGTATGGAGAACACAGCATCAATGCTGGAGTTTACCTTTGCGGAAACCACTAAACTGTCTCCGGCCGCTAGTACCAGTTTGTTGCCTTTGGATAATTCAAACGGCTCGCCTGCTTCTATGCGTTTGTCTTTTTGTATGTAGGTGTCTTGTGAACCCCTACGAATTATTAG